GCATGGAAGAGGTCAACCGCCGCTTTCAGGTTCTGGACCGTGAAAGCATGGAACAGTTGGCAGAGCGGTTGCGCAAGCGCAAAAGCCCCGGCATCGCCATCATCGACAGTTTCCAGTATTCGGGTCTCACCTACAAAGGCTATCAGGCACTGAAAGAATCACTGCCCGGCAAACTGCTCATCTTTGTGAGCCATGCCGAGGGCATGCGTCCGGCAGGCCGTGCCGCCAAGAAGGTCGAGTATGATGCCGACATCAAGATCCTGGTCGAGGGCTTCCGCGCCTCATGCAAGAGCCGATACATGGATCGCCCCGGCGTTCCGTTCACCGTGTGGGAAGAAGGTGCCGCCAAATATTGGCTTGGCAAAGAGAACACAGATATTCACCAACAAAAAACAGAGAACAATGAGCAAAACGACGAGAACGATTGAACTGCGTCACCCCGACCATTACCATCCCGGCAGCAAGGAGCGTCTTGTGAGCCGTGGCCTGTTATGCAACTATTGCAGCGGTAACGGTTTCTTTTGGGGCAGTGACGAGTATGGGCACCGCACCAAGTGCGAGTGTCCCGTGTGCAAAGGCAGTGGTGAGGTTGATGCCCTCATCACCATTGAATGGACTCCCGGCAGAAAGGAGGGCGGCAATGGCGCATGAGTTCAAGTGCTGCATCTGCGGCCAGAAGGTAAGCGGCTGGGGTAACAATCCGTGGCCAGTCAAAGCCAGCGGCGAGTGCTGCCTGGCATGTGACATGGGGGTTGTGGTCCCGGCGAGAATCAGATTAAGTGAAACCAGAAACAACAAGAACAATGAGAACAATGATCCTACAACTGAAGCAATGGCTGAGCGACCGATGGCTGGCTCGCAAACGTGCGCGTCTTGAACGCCTCGGGCGGGAGATCGACGCAGATGCCGAGCGCAAGGTTCAGGTGGCCGAGTACAATGGTGGCCTGTATGTGACCTACAACGGAGTGCCCCTCGTGTACAGCGACGGCGCTACCATCCTTGAAACCCTTGAGGACTGCCGCGAGGTTTACCGCGATTATCGCACCAACCAGCATCGCGCGCAGTTATGAGCAGAGGGTTCCGACGGTTTTATGCCGTGTTCAACAAGATGCACCACGGCTGCGATCCCGATGGCCACAAGTGCCAACTCGTGAGCCAATGGACATGGGGCAGGACGGAGCACCTGCACGAGATGACCGAGCGTGAGTACGTTGAGATGTGCGAGGCCCTTGAGCGCATCGTTGACCCACGAGGTCGAGAGAAGTGGCAAGCCGAGCAGAAACGCCTACGATCGAGTGCCCTGCACCAGTTGCAGAAGTATGGTGTTGACACCACTGACTGGAACCGTGTGAACCAGTTTTGCCAAGATCCTCGCATAGCAGGCAAGCCCTTTCGCGACCTTGACTTTGAAGAATTGGCCGCATTGACGCGCAAGATGCGAGCCATCAACCATAAGCGCGAGAAAGAAAGTTAAACATCAAACACAACGAAATGAGACCAACAGATGAAGAAATCGACAACGTGTTCAACCAGTGCGTAGAGAGCGAGGAAGAGGGAGCCAGCCGATGGCCCGGCATGACATTTGAGCAAGGCGTCAAAGCAGCCTTGGAATGGATGCAAGGCTATGGCCCCAACCCCCTTGAAGATTAGTAACAAACTTAATTATCAATTACAATGGCAACAAGAAAGAAAAAGACCATCATCAGCGGCGTGACCCGTGAGGCCGCCGAGTCAGCCTTTGGCCAGTATGCCAAGGCCGATGCCCAGATCAACAAGATTAACGCCGAGATTGAGTTGGCATGTGCCAAGATCCGCGAGAAGCACGCCGACCGTCTCTCCAGTCTCGCCGAGGAACGAGACCAGGCCTTTGACACCCTTCAGGCGTTCGCCACCGAGAACCAGGCAGAACTGTTCACCAAGAAGAAGAGCCTCGACATGACCCACGGCACCATCGGTTTCCGCACCGGCACCCCCAAGTTGAAGACCCTTAAAGGCTTCACGTGGGCCAGCGCGGTGAACCTGGTGAAGGAGTTCCTGCCCTCGTTCATCCGTACCAGCGAGGAGGTCGCCAAGGACAAACTGCTCGCTGACCGTGACGAGGAAGGCATGACGGAGAAGATGGCCAAGTGTGGCATCCAGGTAGTCCAGGACGAGACCTTCTATGTTGATCCCAAGAAGGAAGAGACCGAATAAGGGCGTAAACCTTTAACACTGTTAAGTAATGGGCGGTAAATCAGCAGTTTGCCACCCATTTTTCATTGTGGTTACGTCAAAAAACATTATCTTTACAGTATGGCAGTGAGACGAGGTGTGAGTTATCAGAAGCGCGTGGCGGACATCAACCGGATATATGATGAGCACGTCAAGGACGGGTTGCCCAACAGGGAGATCTGGCGGCGTTTCATCTATCCCATCTACGCCATCAGCGAGCGCACCTTCTACAATCTGCTCAAGGCGAGTGCCGACCCCAAGAACGACTTGCCCGAGGACACCCAGTTATATATTCAATTTGAATGGCCATGAGCGGCATCGACATCATCATCAAACGCATCCTGCGTGACATCCAGGTTGAACTTGGCGACGAGTTTGACAAGAACTTCGAGCGGCAGGGCTTCTTTTCGCAGTCGTGGCAGCGCCGCAAGTCACCGACCCGTCCAGGCGGTCACATCCTGGTTGATACCGGCGGCTTGCGCCGCAGCATCAGCAGCAAGGCAGACAGCACCGGCATCGTGTTCCAGAGCACGCTGCCATACGCTGCCATCCATAACGAGGGCGGAGAGATCAAGGTGACCCGCAAGATGAAGCGTTACTTTTGGCACAAATACTACGAGGCCACCGGCTCTTTCGGCCGCAAGAAAAACGGCCAGCGCCGCAATGACAAGCGAACCGTTCAACTGAGCACCGAGGCCGAGTTCTGGAAGTGGATGGCCCTGATGAAAGAAGGCAAGAGCATCAAGATCCCCAAGCGCCAGTTCCTGGGTGCCAGTCCCGAGGTCGAGAAAGCCGTGCGTGACATCATCGAAGAGAACCTGACAGAATATTTCGAGCACGAATACAATTTACAATGAGAAAAGAGATTTACAGAGCCATCTGCGCCGCGTTGCTGGGCATCGACGGCGCCCCGGTCAAGCATGTTGACCTATGGAACCACAACGTCGAGTTCATCGAGCAGGAAGAGGCCTGGGACCGCCCGGCTGTGTTTGTCGAGTTCGCCCCCATTGAGTGGCGTGCCGACAAAGGCGGGTATCACACCCAGGGGACGCTCCGGCTGCACATTGTCACCGATTGGGTGGGACCGCTGAGCCAGGGCGACGAGTCGCTTGACGTGTTTGACCTGTGCGAGACCGTGTGCCGCGCTGTGGTCGGCTTGAGCGGTGAGCACTTCGGCGCGTTGCGCCTTGTGGGCAGTGACACCAACCACAACCACGAGGACATCGTTGAGAGCATCGAGCACTTCGCCTACAGTGGCGAGTGGAGTGTGTGAAGTTTGCAGTTAGCGATAAAATCCGTAACTTTGCAGCCATGAAACCAAACCAGGCATCTATTTACAGGGAAATCGAGCGGTTGCTTGAGTGGACCATTCCGGTGGCCGACCGTTTGCCCAAGTCCGTATCGTGGAGGGAGCTTGGCGGGCTGCTTGTCCGCGACTTGAAAGAGTCGCTGGATTTTGTTGTTCTCGCCTTCCAGACTGAGGACAGGCTGGAGCGTCTCGAGTGTCTCAACGGTCTGGTGATGCGCATGACGTCGGTCAAGACCACGTTCAGGCTCATGCACCGTGTCCGTCGTGACATTTTGAGCCACGGCCAGCATGCCCAGATGCTGGACATGATGAATTCCATATCTGACCAGGCTGGAAAATGGCTTCGCAAGACCAAGTACCTCATCGCCGAGGAGCGCCAGGCCGCCGAGCAACCGGCAGTCGTGCAGCCCGAGCAAAAGCCGGAGCTCCGGGCTCAGGCCGAGCCCAGGCAGCGCACCCTCTTTGACGATGTGGAAGGGTCGCGGTAACAGACATTCATAGCGATTACGGTTGTTATGAATCCTCTTTCATTATTAAACGGGCGTGCTACTGCGCAAGGCGTAGTTAGGAAACGAGTAACGCACGCATCATCGCTCAGTGCTTCCAACGCGTACAACATTAATGCAGGGAGCGGCGCCGTCAACAACAACAACAATAAGAACAATTCCAACGGTGTGCGAGCGGTGGTCGCACTTGGTAATGAAGAGAAATCGGGGTGGATAGATGCCTATTTTGACTGTATCAGGCACAAGCTGACAGCGAAGCAGTGCAACGAGTACCGCATAGAGTTCGAGCGCGACCTGTGGCGGTTGGTGCTGGAGGTGCATGAGCGCACCTACAAGCCCAGCGAGTCGTTCTGTTTCGTGGTGACGAGGCCCAAACTGCGCGAGATTTTCGCCGCCTCGTTCCGTGACCGCATTGTGCAACATTGGATAACGCTGCGGCTGGAACCGCTGCTCGAGTGGCGGTTCCGCAGCCAAGGCGATGTATCGTTCAACTGTCGAAAAGGCTATGGCACACTTCGTGCCGTGCAGACCGCCAAATCCCACATTGAGCGCGTGAGCGAGCGTTACACGCGTGAGGCGTGGGTTGGCAAGATAGACATCAGCAGTTTCTTCATGAGCATCGACAAAGAGGTGCTGCTGCGTCTGCTGCTGCCATGGCTGCGCGAGAACTACAAAGGTGATGATCTCGAGACCCTGCTGTGGCTCACCGAGGTCACAGTCAGGCACCAGCCCCAACTGCTGTGTGAGCGTCGCTCGAGCGAGCGGCTATGGGAAGCCCTGCCGGCCAGCAAGAGCCTGTTCAACATGCCTCCCAATGTGGGCATGCCCATCGGCAACATCACCAGCCAGTTACTCGCCAATTTCTATCTCTCGTTTTTTGATGGCTTCATGCTCGAGGAGTGTGCATGGAAGGATGCGGGCTATGTGCGTTTCGTCGATGACGCCGTAGTCATCTGCCACGACAAGCAGTTCATCCTTGACCTTCGCAAGAAGGCCACCATGTGGCTCAAGAAGCACCTGAGGCTGACCCTGCACAAAGACAAGTTCTACCTGCAGGAGGTTCGCAAAGGTGTGAAGTTTGTCGGCAGCGTGATCAAGCCCGGTCGGTTATACACCAGCAATCGCACCATCGGCAACATGACCAATGAGGTCGCACGCGCCGAGCGCTTGTGCAAGCACATCCTGGAGGAGGGTCCCACCACTGAGTCGCTTGCCGCGCTGAAGCACCACGTGTGCAGCCTAAACTCGTACATGGGTTTCTGCGTGCACGCCTATAGTTACCGCCAACGTCGGAAGATGTTCCGCAACGTGCCCAACTTCTGGCAGTGTTGCTACGTCAAACGCCGTTTTACGTTGGTGAAGATTCGCAAGAGATACAGTTACGAACGATATTTAATCAAAAAAGACTTAGAAGAATATGAGAAGTCAAGGAGAGACCTGCCCCCCGTTGGTGGAAACCCGGAGAGAGATGGGGCAAAACATAAGAACCGTAAACGTGGGCGCAATCGCGACCGCCGATGGCTGGGAGTGGATCAGCGTGACCCTGCCTCCGGCAGTGTGGAGTTACAGCGCGATAGTCGATGCACTGGTGACCGAGTGCTACCCGCCGGACCGGATGCAGGCGGTGATCAACAACTGCCTTAACAACTTCTTTGACCCTGAGCACCTGTCGGAGTACCAGGCATTACAAGAGTGGCGCAAGACCGCCAAGCAGTACGCCCGTGAGGCTATGACTTGGGCAGCCGAGCAAGGCATTGAGCCTGTGGGTTTGCCTGATGAAGAAGGCTCCCATGACAATGGCGAGCTCACGCCCGATGGTATGTTGATGCTACAGCAGGCCGTGAAGCTGCTGAAAGGTCAGACTGCCGACCTGCCCGATGAGAAGGCCATCGAGGTTCCCGCGTTGTTCCCTACATGGGCGAGCAAGATGGGTCAGACGGTTGCCGTGGACGAGCGCCTCTATTATGACGGCAGGTTATGGAAGGTGCTGCAGGCTCACACCGTGCAAGCCGACTGGACACCGACGGCGGCAGCCGCATTATTTACTGAGGTCGTTGCCCAGGGCGAAGGCGAGCCCGAGCTTGGTACGCTTGACAATCCCATTCCGTACAGTGGCAACATGGCCCTTGAGCAGGGCAAGTATTACAGCCAGGGCGGGGTGACCTACCTGTGCATCAGAGACACCGGCAACCCCGTGTATCACGACCTGAGTGCCCTTGTCGGGCTATATGTCCAGGCCGTATAATGGCAAAGGAGGGGGCAATAAAAAGCCCCCAGCCCTGTCAAAAGTCGCGTTACTTACTTAATAACAGTCCCACACAGGGAGAGGCTGGAGGCGTGTGCCTTCTTCCTCCCTGTGTGGGCTATTTTGTATTAAGTAAGTAACGCACCGCAAAGGTACAAAATATTTTTGAAATGACACTATTTGAGGCTTTATCAATCAACAAAGAGATGCTCCACCGGCTGCATGAGTTCGGTGCCAAGCCTGATGATTGCCGTTACATCGACCTCTACCGCGACTACCAGACGATGCGCGAGGGGGGGGAGAAAGTGACCTATATCGTCACCGTGCTGAGCGAGCGGTATCATGTGAGTGAGCGCAAGGTCTATAGCGTGGTGAAACGCTTCGGGCAACACTGCACGCTGGGTGCAGTGTGATTGCTGCCATCTGTGCCGCACGGTTGGTGATAAAAACCGACCTTTGCTGCATGGAAACGAAAAAACTATACCTGTCGGCACCGCTTCCTTTCGTGGGTCAGAAGCGGAACTTTGCCAAGCCGTTCATGCAGGTGCTCGAGCAGTACCCGGACGGCACCATCTTTGTTGACCTGTTCGGCGGCAGCGGCTTGCTGTCGCACATCGCCAAGCACCAGAAGCCCAACAGCAAGGTCGTGTATAACGACTACGACAACTATCGCGAGCGACTGGAGCGCATTCCCGAGACCAATGAGTTGCTTGCCCGGCTGCGTGATATTACCGCCGGCATTGAGAGGAGGTCGCCCATCAAGGACGAGGCCCGACTGCGCGTGATAGATGCCATCGCCTCCCATGAAGTGCGCTATGGGTACGTTGACTACATCACATTGTCGCCCTCGATCCTGTTTTCTATGAAATACAAACTGAGCCTCGAGGAACTGAAGAAAGAGGTGTTTTATAACAAAATCCGCACTACTGACTTTGCCCCTGCAGGTGATTACCTGGACGGGCTGACCATCACCAGTGCCGACTATCGTGAGGTGTTTGAGCGATACAAGGACGAGCCTGGTGTGGTGTTCCTGGTTGACCCTCCCTACTTGAGTACCGAAGCTGGAACCTACAAGATGTACTGGAAACTGAGCGACTACCTTGATGTGCTGAATGTGCTGCGTGACCACCGCTTCATCTACTTCACCAGTAACAAGTCGAGCATCGTTGAGTTATGCTCCTGGCTGGGCAAGAACCGTGACCTGGGCAATCCCTTTGCCGGCTGCCATGTGGTGGAGTTCCATGCCCAGATGAACTACAATGCCACCTATACCGACATGATGATTTATAACGCCGCTTGAACGGCATTAAAACCACATTAGAGCCATGAATAAGTATCACCAAATCCTTAGCAAAGTATTGGACCAGGGCAAGACCCAGACCAACAAAAAGGGCAGCATCCGCTACCTGCTGAATGAGCCGCTGCACCTGACACCCGCCGACCTGCTCGATATATTTGAGAGTCATGGCATCGCCCGCAAGAAGTTGAAGAGCGAGTTGCGCCTGTTCATGCAGGGCGAGCGCCAGGTGGAGAAATACCGAGACGTGGGCATCAACTGGTGGGACTACTGCGGATCGATCCTGGTCAACAGTTATCCGACCTATCTGGAGAAGTTGCCGCCTCTTCTTGCCAGGATCAACCGCGAGAAGCGCAACAGCAAGAACTACGTCCTGTTCTTGGGCGAGACCAATGCCGAGAGCAACCAGGCCCCATGCCTGAGCCTGGTGCAGTTTCAGATTGATGACGGTGAATTGGTGCTGAGTGCCTATCAGCGAAGCAGCGACGCCAACCTGGGACTTCCGGCTGACATCTACCACCTGTACCTGATGGCCCGTCAGATAGAATTGCCGTTGAAGTCGATAACGCTGTTCCTGGGCAACGTCCACATCTATGAGAACAACATCGAGCGGACGCGCGAGCTGCTTGCCGGCAACGAGGACGTGCGGTTTGACTTGAATGTGTGAGGAACGAGCCAAAGGCTCGCACTACAAGACAAGAATCGACACAGTGCTGAGGCTGTGCCGATTCTTTGTACTATGTGAGTATTGTCAGAGGGCTTTGTCCATGGCAATGCCTACAATTGCGATTAACAGACCGAGTCGGGCTTCTTTGTCATCAATATCACCCATGCTGAGGTTTACAGGTTTCTCTGTGACCTTGTCCCATACTTCCTGGTCCAGTTCTACACCTGCGAGAGTTGCCACTGTTGCCACCTGGTCGCGGGTAAATTCGATGTTGACGGTTAACTTGTCCATGATTATTTAGTGATACAGAAAATTGAGCTGATGATAAACACGAGAAAACAGACTGCGGCAACCAAGGTGGCAGATAGGAAAAGGATGATGCCTGTCTTAGTCCTCATCCTGGCGCGGCGTACCTGCCGGTTGATTTTCTCGTCAATGCAGTAGCGTTTTTTATTTTTTTTGTCCATGATAGTTGCTAATTGAAAAATAAGTATTACCTTTGTAGTGTGCTACCCGAAAAGGCGCGATAACTTCAAGCCGTGGAGCATAAGGCAGTGAGTAATCACTGCTTTAATTTTTCTATTTCTGCTGTTATAGCTTCACGTCCTAAATGTTGACTTGTTATTACAACAGCCATTCCGTGGTATACCACATAGCACTCTTTAATTGTGCCATTTTCAAAATCAGTATGTCTCCAATTGATATGTCTTGAAATAGCACCTACAGCAAGTGGTTTTTCTCCTAAATGCATATCAAGGTCAATGACAACGACTTCACAACCTTGTTTAATTGCTTTTCTAAACCCATCTGAGATGCCTTTGGGTGACATTATGCCTTTTCGGTCAGCAATCATTCCATTGATTTCATATTCTGGATTTTTTACACCATGTTGAATCACATGCTCTCGTATTCTCATTGAAACAGTTGGGAAACTTGAGAGAATTGCATGAGCTGCTCTCGTGTTCTCTGTCAGTTCAGTTGTATCACAATCATTGCTGATAAGAAGTCGATTCCCAAAAGTTGGGTCTGCTTTACATCCGCTGGTTTGTTGGCAAGATCGTATGAGCCGGCATGCGGCACAAAGGTCGTTGTCTGGAATGTATGCCAGGTTGGTCTTGCCCTGAGCGATGTCGCAGTCCCGGCACCGCCTGATGGTGTAGGGATTGTAGTCGGGAATCGCCTTGCCCTGCTTGCCAGGATTGAATCGGAAGATGCCGCGCGTGTCACGCTGCAGTGCCTCCTCGCCACGGGCATAAGCCTCTGCAGGATCGGTTGTCGGGTACTTGGTCTTGCGGACCTGTGCGACTGTGCAGCGGCAGTTCCATCCATTGGGTGGATAGTAAGACTCCCAGAACGGGTCGCTGGGCGGCAGCGTGACCCCATCAAGGGCCGCGTGTTCCGGTCTCACCTTGTCATCATGCTGTGTGCGGTACTGGAGATTATATCGGTCGCCGTCCGCCTCGATTTGCTCCCACTTGGCAGCCATGTCGGCCGAGGCATTGACGAAGTTGTACTCGGCACGGAGATAGTTGACGTTGTAGGTCTCGTCAACGGCATGCACCTCGTTGAGGAATGTGTCGAACGGCTTGCGCTCGCCGTTCTCACCGATGAGCGACGGAAACGCCTCGTTCAGTTCGTGAAACGCCTTGAAGCCCGAGAAGATGAAATTAGACCGCTCCAGCCGTTGGCGCATGGCATCTGACATCGCCACCTGCCGCATCGACGAGTTGAGTGCGTCGGCGTGTGTGCTGATGAAGTCGGTCACCTCCGGCTCGGCCATCACCTCGACCCGCAGCATCGCCCCCTCCTGGCGGTAGAGCGCGTGCATCATCCCCTCGAAAGCCTTGCCCACTCTGTCACGGATGCGCTGCTCCAGTTCCTTACGCGGTGATGCGAAGGTGGCGGTGCCCAGTATTTCGGCGTAACGCTGGTGCAGCCCCGCGTAGTCGGCGGGGCTTAGGCGAAAAAAGGGTGCACATTCGCCGCCTGTCGGCTGTTTTGCTCACCAGTGGGTGTTTCCTCACCTTCGGGCTTTTCATCGCCCTGTGGCGGCTCTGTGGGCGCGACAGGCGCATTGTTGCGCCGCTCGCCCACCGGCATGCCGTATTTGTCCTCGAAGTAGGACGGCTCCACCTCGTAGTTGTTGAGCACCATCGTCTCGTAGGCCACCTGCTGCTCGGGCGTGTAGTCGATGGAGTAGTCCCAGTCAAAGCGTAGCCCCTTGAGCGGGAAGCCCATGATGATGAGTCGCGGGATGAGTTGTGAGTTCACCAGGTCACGGATCAGGTCGCAGTCTGCCTCCACCAGGTTCTCGAACACTTTGAGGTGCGTTTCGGACTGGCTGAGGCTTGAGCCGTCCTCGATGGTCATGGTCTGGCCGATGATGAGTTTCGACAGTTCAGAGTTGGCGCGGTCGATACGGCGGTCATAGACATTGAATGCATCGCCCTTGGACGACTCCACAATCTCAATCTCTGTACCCTCGGGCATCACTCCCGACTGGGTGCTGCCCATGAGGTCGAGCACCTTCTGCAGCCGGCTGATGTCCTTCTCGTCGCGTGAGGTGGTCTTGGCGATGCGCATGGGCATGCCGAATATCTCGGTGAAAGTGTCCCAAAAGCCCATGGCGTTTTTCTTGGGTATGGTCTGCTGTGCCGCCTTGAGGTAGAGTCCGAGGTCGGTGGGCTGTCCGGCTTCGATGACCTGGTTGGCAAACGGTGCCTCGTGGTAGTCGATGCCCGACTTCCAGTCATCGCCCATGTTGCGGACCACACGGTGGTATTCCGGAATGACATGTCGGCGGTCGATGAGTGTCACCCCGTCGAGCGTGAGCAGTCCATTCTCGGTGCTGATGACATCGCCCAGTTCGATGAGCGAGTGTCCCCAATAGATGCTGTCGAGCGCGTAGCGCATGAGCTGCTTGAACCAGGCCTGGTCGAAGTAGTCCATTGCCTCCTCGTTCTCGTCGCCGTCGGGTGTGACCAGTTTGAACGAGCGCGAGAGTACGAAGCCCTTGCGCTGCTCTACGCAGCCCGAGAGGTGCGCGTCAATCTCCACGTCGCGGTACACCTGATAAAGGCGCAGACGGTCGGGGCTGTCCACATTGATGGCCATCTGCCACGCCCTGCGCCAGTCACCCAGATCCTGGCGCGTGAGGCTGTCGGTGGTGCGCTGAATGTCCACCATGATCTTGCGCAACTTCTTGCGGTCGGAGTTGCGTGCCAGGTTAAAATCACCGTGCGGCGTGTGCAGCACATACTTGCCGCTGAGGCGGTCTATGAAGTCTTGAAAAAGTCCCATGATGTTACCAGTTATTAGTCAGTTTCGGTTCGCTATGAAAGGAGAAACCCTGGAGCGTGTCGCCAGTTTCCTCGTCAGTGGCCAGAGGCAGGTCGGGCACAATCTTGCCTGCCTGCACCCCCTCGAGCCACTTGATGGCGCGGTCGTACCGCTCCTTGCGCACCTCGGTACCCATCTTCTGCGGCAGCGATGCCGAGAGGTGGTAGAGCGCGATGTCGCAGGCAATCATCACAATGTAGGAGTTGCGCTGCTCGCCGGTAGCGTTGAAGATGGCCACGGCGTCATATTTCGGTCGCAGGTAAGAAGCGATTTCCTCGGCGGCCTCATCCTCGGCCTGCCGGCGGTTGGTCTCGCTCACCTGTGAGATGGTCTTCAGCGCATTCTCGCCGATGACCACGCGGTAGTCTTCATCGGTTATAAACATGGCGAGTCGTTGTTATATGGTTGTGTAAAGTGCAATCTTCTCGACATCGGCAACGGTGGTCCCTTTCTTGAGGAGGCGTTTGCGGATGAAGGTTTTGATGTCCTGCTTGGCGATGACGTGCAGTCTGCCGTCCAGGAGGATGACCATGTGCTTGCGGTGGGTGATGTGACGGAAGTAGTCGGCCCGCTTCACCGCCCTCTTGTACTTGAATGCGAATATGAGTCGCTTGATGAGATTGAACATATTACCAGGAGTTTTTAGGAATGTGGCTGCGCGGAGTCAGCCTGGGTTGATAAATCTGTTGTCTTGTGTTTCGCTGGAGGAACCAGATGGCCCCCTCGTCGGCATCCGGCGCATCGTCATGGACACGGCTGCCCCGTTCCAGTGCCAGTGTCTGCTCAATGCCCACCTGCATGTCGGGGCTGTCCTTGAGTGCCTCGTTATAGAACACGAAGCCTCGCTCCCATAGCGGGCTGACCGCCTCGATGCGCTGCACCTTCTCCGGTTTCTTGCGCGTATCGGGCATGATGGGCAACTGGTAGCCGCGTATCTCGCCCTCGGTGGTGAACTCGTCAAGGATGATGTCCTGCATGAAGTTCGCCTCCATGTAGAACAATGCCGCCGCTCCCGCCTCGGTGATGCGCTCGTACAGGTCATAGAGCCACCGCACCATTCCCGAGACCGTGTCCTGCCGGACGTAGGTGTCGATCAGATGAAGTTCATTGCCGAGTTTGCCCCACAGGCGGCATGCCTTGTAGTCGTTGGCAGTGGTCGATTTGAACGACGGGTCGGTGTAGCAGATGAGTTGCTCATACTTGCGCAGCGGTGCCACCTTTTTATATCTAATCCACTCATGCTTGAAGATACCACCTGTGCTGATGGGGTTGTGCATCATCTCCTTTTGCCAGGCACGGTAGCCCACGAAGTCGGCATACTCCTGCGCCTCCTGCTTGGTCCATTTCTCTTTCCACACCGGATTGCCCTTGGCATCGACGGCGCAGATCTTCGAGACATGCACCCCACGTGTGGCTGCGATGTTGGCCAAAACAGAAGTCTTGCTGATGAGGTTGCCCACCATGATGAAGCGGCCACGGCCCACGTCAAGAGCACCGAAAAGAGCCTCCTTTACCCATTCGGTGAGCTCACGGACACGGCGCTCGTTGCGGCAGAGCTCGTCGTCATCCAGGTCATCGATCACGATGTAGTCAGGTCGTGCCTCACGCTCGCGCAGACCGCGTGGCGACTGACCCCGCCCCACAGCCAGGAACTTCACGCCCTGCTTTGTCGAGAACTCTCCCTCCATCCAGTTGCCGAGCGACATCTGCTCGCCGAAGTCGGTGATGATGCGCTTGTTGTACTGGAGCTCCGCCTGAATGTCACCCAGGAGCCGGTCGGCGCTGTCCTCGGACTTGCCGACAATCACCATGAAGTTGATGAGCCGTTGCGGCTGGAACATGAGCCATAATGGCATGAAAATGTCGAAATGGGTTGACTTGGCGTGTCCACGCGGCCACATGAAGACCGCCTTGAGGTTCGGCGTGCTTTTCACCTTGCGTGCCGCCTGGTTGTGGAACGGCGCATTGTGGATGGTACGTATCGCCTTGCCTGTGGACTTGTCCCGGAGGATGAGGAAGTGCGGGAAGTAATACTCGCAGAACGCCGCATAGTCACGCAGGAGGCGGCGAATGCGCTGCTCCTTCTGTGTGGCGTCCTCGCGCACCAGGCTTGCCGTGTCGGTCATGCTCTGGATTTGGCGGCAGTGTTCCTCCCAGCGTTCCTGAGCCCGTTTTATCTCGGTGATGGCTGCCATGGTTTAGAGCTCGTTGGCGGTGGTCATGCTTGTCATCTTGTCCTTGAGGAACAAGTTCTGGTACTTGTTGATGGCCTTGATGAGTTCCGGTGTTATCTCCGGATCATAGCAAGCCTGGTCTTGTATCCAGCGGTTGAAAGCCATGAATACCTCGATGGCGTCAACGACGTTGGCCTTCTTGTCGAGTTTCTCGATGACCGATGAGAGTTTTGCCAGACGGTCGCCGAGTCCCGCAATGAGTGTCGGGTCGTCGGACTCGTTGACCGAAGTGATGAGCTTGTCAATCGTCAGGAGCAGTTTGTTCACCAGTTCCGGACGTGTGATGTTCTTGGCGGCGCGTGCCTCCTTCCAGCCCTCGCCATTGGCCCACTTCGAGACCGTCTGACGGCTGACCGATATGCGCTCGGCAATTTCGGTCAGTTCCATGCCAGAGAGGAACAGGGTTCGCCCCAGTGCCTTCTTGTTTTCTAATTCTGCCTTATTCATTTCGCGAAAGTCGTTAGCGTTAATAAAATGTCTTAAAACACGGTGCAAAATTGGGCAAAATGGGGGCGACTGCAAAAGAAGTGTGAAGCGGTTTCATAGAAGTGTGCAAGCGTTTCACACTTATTTGTTCGGTTGGTTTGAAACACCCAATTTTGCGGTGCATTTTAATCATACAGTCGCGATGCAATCGCGACAAAGAACACGAAGACAATGGCAAAAAACAAGAGAGTAAGAATCACCAACGAGCGGTTGAACAGTTACGGTACACGTGTGCTGACCGCCGGCATGGACGTGTCGCAGTATGAGCGGAACCCGGTGCTGCTCTACATGCACGAGCGCGGCCAGGTCATCGGCTATGTGAAAGACCTGAAAGTCGAGGGTGACGAAGTGACCGGCGAGCTAATGTTTGACGAGGCCAGCGAGTTGAGCCAGCGCTGCAAAAAGCAATGGGAGTTCGGCTCCTTGAAGATGGTGAGCGTGGGCATCGACGTGCTCGAACTGAGCGAGGACAAGAAGCACCTCGTTGAGGGACAGACAAGCCCGACCATCACCAGGAGCAAACTGTTTGAGGTCAGTGTCGTTGACATTGGTGCAAACGATGATGCCATTGTGCTGATGCGAGACGGCAAGCGATTAGAGATGGGCAAGGACGGCGAAAGCCCCCTGCCGAAGTTGAACCATAATAAAAACCAAGAGAAAAAGATGAACAAAGAAGAATTTGCCCTGCTGCTGGGTCTGCCGGCAGACGCGAGCGAGGAGGCCATCAAGGCCAAGGTCGCCAAGTTGAAGGCCGATGCCGCCGAGCGCGAGACACTGGCCAAGGAGAATGACGCGCTGCAGTTGTCGCGCATTGAGACCGCTGTGGAAGGTGCCATCGCCGAGAAGAAGATCAGCGCCGACAAGAAGGCCCATTTTATTGAGCTCGGTAAAAAGGTCGGCATCGAGAGCCTGAACGCCACCTTTGATGCCATGAGTGCCCAGGTGAAGTTGAGCCAGGTGGTAGGACACCAGGGTGCAGCACCCCAGGGACAGACCTGGCAGAAACTGAGCGATGTGCCCAGCGACAAGATCATGGATCTGCGCAAGAGCCAGCCCGATGAGTACAAGCGCCTGTTCAAGGCCGAGTACGGCTACGAATGTGAGATTGAGGACTAAGTTACAAACCATTTAAGAATATTGAAACATGAAGTTGAAAATGATTTTCACGCTCCTGAGTGCATTGGTGTTCAATGCCGTGATGGGAGCCACCATGGGCGGTGCCGTGGGCATCGATCCCATGACCGGCGCGATTGGCGCCAATGCCGTTGCCGCCGTGTGCGGCCTGTTCAATATGGCTCCCGCAGGATCCTTGCGTGCCGGCGTGCTGACCGAGGTGTGGACCGGTGAGTTGGTCAAGTACCTGCGCCGTGGCCTCGAGGCCACCTTCCTTGACGGCATCCCCGATGCCTCGTCGCTTGCCGAGAACGATGTTATCCATCTCGTTGATGTGGGCGTTGACCCCGATGTGCTGGTTAACAATACCACCTATCCCATCCCCTTGCAGGCACTCAACGACACTGACATCACCATCAGCCTCGACAAGTTCCAGAGCAAGGTGACCCCCATCACCGACGATGAGTTATATGCCCTGAGTTATGACAAGATGGCCCGTGTCAAGGAGAGTCACGGCAACGCCATCAATGATGCCAAGTTTGCCAAGGCCGCCCATGCGCTGTGTGCCACCCAGAACAGTGCGACAACTCCCGTGCTCGTGACCACTGGCGAGCGTGATGCCGACACTGGTCGTCTGAAACTCACCGTCCAGGATGTCATCAACATGAAACGCTCGCTCGACAAGTTGAAGGTGCCCTCGCAGAACCGCCGCCTGGTGCTGAGTACCGACCATGTGAACGACCTGCTGGAGACCAGCCAGACCTTTAAGGAGCAGTACAACATCAACCGTGCCGACGGGACTGTTGGCCGTCTGTTCGGCTTCGACATCTACGAGTTTGCCAACAACCCGCTGTACACCACCGCAGGCAAAAAGAAAGATGTGGGTGCCGCCGCCAGTGCCGGCGAGTTCCAGTGCTCGTTTGCCTTCTACACGCCCCGTGTGTTCAAGTGCACCGGCTCGACCAAGATGTACTACAGCGAGGCCTCGACCGATCCCGAGTACCAGCGTAATAAGATTAACTTCCGCCACTACTTCATCTGCATGCCCAAGAAGGCCGATGCCGGTGTGGTGATGCGCAGCGGTTACCAAGCCTCCTAATCATGCCACGTAAACAGTTGCTATACCTTGTGCTTCATTGCACCGCCACTCCCGAAGGGCGCGAGGTCAGTGCCAGCGAGATCCGTCACTGGCACACTGACCCCGAGCCCAAGGGGCGGGGGTGGAAGCAGGTAGGTTACACCGACATGATTCACCTTGACGGCAAGGTTGAGCGTCTGGTGAACAACAACGAGGATGCCTGGGTTGACCCATGGGAGATTACCAACGGAGCCAAAGGCTACAATGCGGTGAGCCGCCATGTGGTGTATGTGGGTGGTGTGGATGCCAACAACAGGAAGAAAGCCAAGGACACCCGCACCGCAGCCCAAAAGGAGGCCCTCAAGAAGTATGTGCTGGACTTCCACAAGAAGTTCCCGCGAGTGAAGATCATCGGTCACTACCAGGTGGCCAACAAGGCGTGCCCGAGTTTCGATGTACCCAAGTGGCTCAAGGAAATCGGCATCGACCAGAAGTGAAAACAAATAAAAACCGATAAACGATGGACTGGAGCGAAGTGTTGAATGTCATTCTTGGGGGCGGTCTTGCCGCCACCATCATCGCCATCGTGACCCTGCGCAGTACCATGCGCAAGGCCAAGGCCGAGGCCGAGAAAGCCAAGGCTGAGGCCAACACGGTGAACATCACCAACACCGAGCAGGCCACGAGCATATTGGTGAAGAATATTGTTGAACCATTAAGACAAGAATTAGATGCGACCCGCAGAGACCTCGGCGCGACCAAGCGCGAAATGGCTCGTCTTCGCAAGGCGATTGACGATGCCAACAGTTGCAAGTATAGTGATAACTGCCCTGTGCTTAGGCGCATGCAGTACCAGCAAAAAGGCCCAGAGCGCAAGCCAGACCGTAGAGACCCGCCAAAAGGTGGAACGCACGGTGATGGACAGCACAAGGGAGGTGACCGTGGTGCGTCAGCAAGCCGTGACCGTTCCCGAGAGCAAGGTGACGGTGACGATAGTGAAGGACAGCCTCCTGCGGTTGCCCGAGGGCGCGAGTTGGACGGGCCGCAGCGGTCAAGCCAACGTGAACGTGCAGCGCAGGGCTGCCACCGACGGCAAGCCAGAGGTGATAGTCGTGGAGGCCACGTGTGACAGCCTTCAGCTGCAGTGCGAGCGTTATGAGCAGACCATTGCGACCCAGCAGCGAGCGATTGACGCACTGGCCGATGCCGGCTACCGGCTTTATGCCGAGCAGAGCGAGGAAGTGAAAGAGAAGCCTCCCAACGGCATTAAAACGGCGTTAAAATGGCTTTTCACCGGTATTATAATCGGCCTGTTGCTGGGCCGCATCAAAGCGATAATCAAATTTGTTAAACGAATAAAACAGTAAATAATTATGGCATACAGAGATGGAACCGACCTGATTTTGGGTTTTGTCATTGATGAGGTGTTCTGGCCCTTTGGCCACTCCACCGGTTGCAAGATCAGCGACTCGAGCGAGACCGGCGAGCGCGTGACCAAGGAAGCGTCAAGCGGCAAGTGGAAAGAGAAGTATATCAAGAGCCTTGCCGAGAGCATCCAGGCCGACGGCTTCGTGTATGACGGCGATGACGAAGCGCAAAAGGTGGGCATGCCCACCCTGAAAGAGGCCTGGCTTGCCGCCAAGCCCGTCAAGGCCCGCTACGCGTACCGCGGCGAGGAGAGCACCAAGTATTACGAGGGCGACTATGTCATCACCTCGCTGGAGAACGACGGCCAGGCCGGCGACGACGAGAAGTACAGCATCACACTCGAGAACAGTGGCGCGATTACGCCTCATGTGCCCGCTGGCAATAACGGTTAATGACGATGAAGACCAAGATCATCATAAGCGGCAAGGAATATCCGTGCCGCGTGACCATGGGCGCGCTGCTCCGCTTCAAGCGTGAGACCGGCCATGACGTGAGTGCCCTGAACGAGGGTGACGTGGAGGAACTGCTGACGCTGCTGTACCTGTGCGTGCTGAGCGCGTGCAAGGCCGACGGTGTGGAGTTTGGGCTGACCCTTGAGGAGTTTGCCGACTCGCTGGATGCCCAGGAGATGAACTCCTTTTATGCCAGCATGGCATCGGGCGCTGAAAAAAAAACGGTGAAGAAGGCGGCGAAGTAGCCGACATCGAGGAACTGTTAGGACTTGCGCTGGGGTGCATCGGGATGAGCATTGATGACTTTGCCCGGTGCACCCCGGCTGAGTTTTGGCAGGTTGCCGAACAGTGGCGCAAGCGAGCTGAGTCTGTCGAGCGTGGCGAGTGGGAGCGCAGCCGCTGGCTGGCGATGTGCATGCTGCAGCCGTGGAGCAAGAAACAACTCAAGGCAGAGGACGTGTGCGTGTTCCCATGGGAGAAGAAACAAGAAACGCCGCCCGAGCGGCAACTGAGTGCCGAGGAGCAGCGTGCGCGTTATGAGGCAGCAAAGAGGCGATACGGCATCGGTTAACGGTGCTCTTTGCCGTGACGTTTCCCGTGTTCAGCCTCATCCCATTGGCCTTTGAAAATGAAATAGCCAAGGATACCGCCAACAATCATACATAATATGGCAATATATGGACCCATGTCGATAATGCTTTACATTATTTTGACTGGTGCAAATATACAAAGTTTAATTGAAATGACAAAATGGATAAGACGGTAAAATTCAAGATTGAACTTGAAACCAATGGTCAGAAGGTGCTTCATGATGTGACTGTAAGTACAGGTGAACTTCGTGACGCGCTTGTTGAGGTTGGCAAAGAGGCGAAGCTGAGTGCGGAGAAGATGACATCATTGGCATCTACCAGCATGATGGTTGATGCGCTTACCAATGTGGTCGATCGTCTATGCTCGTCCGTAAATGGCCTTGCCGATGACTGGAACTCATTTGACAAAGGAATGCGAGCCGTGAACACGATGGCCGGCAAGAATGCTGAGGACTTGGGCAAACTTAAAGACCAGGTTGCCGCACTTGGCAATGAGATACCCAAGACCAAAGAGGAGTTGTCTGCCGGTTTGTACCAGGTCATCAGTAACGGAGTCCCTGAAAATAACTGGATAGCATTTCTTGAGCAGAGTGCTAAAGCCAGTGTGGGTGGTATCGCCGACCTTGGTCAGACTGTTACCGTCACCAGCACCATCATTAAGAACTATGGTCTCGAGTGGGATAAAGCAGGAGAGATTCAGGATAAGATACAGATGACCGCCAAGAACGGTGTGACCAGTTTCGAGCAGTTGGCGGCTGCCTTGCCTCGTGTGAGCGGTAACGCTGCCACGCTTGGCGTGAGTATCGATGAATTGATGGCCACTTTTGCAACCCTTACCGGTGTATCTGGTAACACCGCCGAAGTCAGCACCCAACTTGCCGCTGTTTTCACCGCTCTTGTCAAACCATCGAGTGAAGCGACCAAGATGGCGCAGGAGATGGGCATCCAGTTTGATGCAGCCGCCATCCGTGCACAAGGTGGTATGCGCAACTTCTTGACCCAGTTGGATGCCGACATCACCAAGTATGCCAGTGCCCACAACATGCTCAAGGAGGAAATATACGGCAAGTTGTTCGGTAGTGCTGAGTCGTTGCGTGCTCTCACCCCGTTGACCGGTGAGCTCGCCAGCAAGTTCAGCGAGAACGTTGACGCGATGGCTGGCAGCGAGGGCACCATTGAGCAAGCCTTCGAGAATATGGCTGGCAGTGGTGAGAGCGTCACCCAGATGCTGCGTAACCAGCTCAGCACGATGTTTGACTGGGCGGGTAGTATTGCCAGCACCATACAGCCGTACCTTACATTTATAGCCATCGGTGGGCAGGCAATAACCGGCATCATGTTGCTCGGCAAAGCCCTCGGAACCGCGACGGCAGCTATTAGATCCTTTGCAGTGGCTCAACGTTCAGGTGCAGCGGCTACCGCCTTGGCAACCCTGCATGAGCGCATCTCCACCGTTGCCCGTAACATGCTGACCGCTGCCACAGGTTCCGCTACCGTATCTACCACAGCGTTGACCGTGGCCACCATAGCACTCTATGCCGCCCTCACCATGGGACTCTCGGCAGTTATCACCGGCTTGGTGGCGTTATTCTCCAGCCTTGGCGATGAGACGGACGAACTGGATGACAAGACCCGCAGTCTCATAGATGCCGAGGAACGAGCCAAGCGTGAGAGTGAGGCCGCCGACCAAATGCGCGATCAAGAGAAGAAGACCCTCGAGAACCTCCGCGCAGAACTGGAGATGAATATAGCCAAGACCAAGGACTTCAAAGGTTCTAAAGCCGACGAGAAGAAGATTGTCGATGAACTGAACAACACCTATGGCGCAACCATGGGCTATTTCTCCAGTGTTGCCGATTGGTACAAGGCTCTTGTCGCCAACAGTGAGGCTTACTGCAAGCAGATGATCATCGAGGCTCGCACCCGAATGCTCGCCAATCAGATTGCACAAGCTGAGCAGGCAAACTATGACATCACCCATAATGAGGATGGCTCCACGCGGTATTATAGCACCACCAGAAAAAGCCACACAGAGGTTGATTGGGATAATGGTTACACCGATGCTGATGGCAAGTGGTATCCTGGTTCTAAAACGGTGTACGATAAATCAGACCAACAGAAGGCCCAAGAGGCATATAACGCCAATATCAAGCGCATTAACAACCTCAAAGGTCAGATGCAAGCCCTTGTTAGGGAGAGTGGCAACATTAAGATGCCAGTCATGGGCAACCCTAATCGTCCGGCTCCGCCGACAGGTGGCGGCGTAGGATCAGGCGGTAGCTCCAAGGGCGATAAGAACAAAAACACCACCAACACCGATAAGGAGAAAACGCGCCAGCAGGAACTCAACAAACTCATCAGTGATGCGCAGAACCAGTATGTCGATGCCAGTGAGAGCGAGCGTGCAGAGATAGCCAAGAAGATACAGGCCTACCGTGCCGAGCTTGACCTGATTGACACCCTGCAGAAGAAGGCGATGGTCCCCGAGGAACTGAAAACCATCCAGGACATAGACGATGCCCTTGCATATCAGCAGGCGCTGCGCAAGCACGCCAACAAGGAGAATATCTCTGGCATTGATGCAGAGATTGACAAGTTGGAACAGCAACGCGCAGAGATGCAACGTCCCGCCAAACTCAACTCATTGGAGGACATCGATGCTGAGATTACCTACCAGCAGAGCCTACGCAAGCGAGCCACCGCTGAGAGCATTGGTGGCATTGACGCGGAGATTGAGCGGCTGGAGAGATTGCGTAAGACACTGGAGCGTTCGGGACATAAGGAGTTGGCCATTGAGGAGATTGGGACCTACGAGCAACTTGACAAAGAGATCGCCTATTATACTGACCTTCTCAACACCTCAAGCGAGAAAGACCGAGTCAGCATTCAGCAAAGCATCAACAAACTGAACGAGCTTCGTCAGACATGGGACGATGCCCTTGCAGAGTTGAAGAAGCCAGGCAAGATTGCCACGCTTGACACGATGGAGAAACTTGATGAAGCCATCACCTACTATCAGACCAAGCAAAAGAAAGCCACCGGCGAGGAGGTTGACAATATAGGCAAGACGATTGCGGCATTAGAGCGCAAGCGTGCCGCTATGCTGCGAGGAACTGACCTGCAGGAACAGTTGCGCGAAGCCAATGCGACGAATGCTTTGAGCGGTCGCGAGTATCGTGTGAAGGTTAGCGGCATGGGCTTCGACGCTTTGACGGAGAAGATCCGTGACCTGCAGATGATGTTGAGCGACACCGAGAACCCCGTGACAGGTGCGCAACGCAAGGACATCGAGGAACTGATCAAGATATATGAGAAGTGGCGCAAGGAGTGCGTGAAGTCAATGGACACGGTGAAGAAAGGCTGGTCGAGCCTGAAAGGCGTGGGCGACAGCGTTGAGGGCATCACCGACGCATTGAAAGGCAACGGCGATGCCTGGCAGAAAGTGACGGCTGTTATAGACGGTGTGCTGCAGTTGTATGACTCCTTTTCTGGCATTATCGAGATAATCCAGATGCTGACCATGGCAACGCAAGGCCACACAGCCGCTAAGGCTGTTGAGGCAGCAACTGTCACAGAAGGTGCGGCCATGGAGGTGGGTGCCACCACCAGTGTCGCCGAAGCCAACATCGTTGAAGCCAATAGTGCTGTTGCCGCCGCAGCCGCTGAGACCATGAAAGCCCACGCAAGCATACCATGGGTAGGTATCGCCATCGGTGCCGGCATGGTGGCCACGATGCTTGGTCTGCTTTTCGCCTTGCCGAAGTTTGCCGACGGCGGTCTGGCCTACGGTCCGACGCTGGGTTTGTTCGGCGAGTATGCCGGCGCGAGCAACAACCCCGAGGTCGTTGCCCCGCTGAGCAAGTTGAAAGGGATGCTTGCCGACGTGGGCGGCTTGGGCGGTGGCCGTGTTGTGTTCAAGATAGAAGGGCGCACCCTGGTGGGCATCTTGAAAAAAGAGACCACCCATCAAGCCCGCACCAAATAACAACAAAACAGAGAGACCATGGCAAGAGCAATGCAAACGATATACAGCGCCAGGATCAGGAGCGAGCGCGAGACCGTGTGGGACATCCATGTGAAGAGTAGCCTCGCCGGAGCCCTTGACAAACGCCGCGACGTGGCCCTGCTTCGTGAGGGTGCCGCTGTGATAGAATGGGGTGAGGTAGGCAAACTCGACCCTGTTGCCGGCAGCAGTTTGACGCTGACCCTACTGAGCGAGAGCGACAGGGAGTTCCTGTGGCTGTGGCAGGTGGAGGTGGGCACAGTGCGTTGTGACGTGTACCGCAACGGTTCGTTGTACTGGAGCGGTGTGCTTGACACCGAACTCTATGAGGAACCTTACACCTGGGTGAGCGACTATGAGGTTGCCGTGACCTTCAGCGACCTCGCTGTGCTTGACCGCTTGAAATGGAGCGGCGAGGGTCTGTGGAGCGTGCGCGGCATTATAGACCACTGCATCAGTGAGAGCGGTGTGAACGTGAGCGGTTTGCAGCTGCAGCACTCGCTGTGCTCCTACAGCAGCGGCAGCGGCGACAGTCCGATTGACCTCTCCACCCTTCATGTTAATGCCGCCAACTTCTATGACGAAGACGGTGAGGCCATGACCCTGCGCGAGGTGCTCGAGGCTGTGCTGCAACCTCTTGCCTTGCGCATCACCCAGAAAGCCGGAAGGCTGTGGCTCCAGGATCTGCACACACTGGCCACGACTGTACCCACCCAGCAGGTTGAGTGGCTTGCCGATGACGGCGTGCTGGGTGTCGATAAGGTGTATAACAACATGAAGGTGACCTTCTCGCCCTATGGTGATGCCAAGTTAATCGACGGCAATGTTGACCATGACGATGTGCTGAAAGGGCACAGTTCGGGCACGATGATCAAGACCGGCAACAACTGGGCAGAGGCCGCCGACGGCTTCACGATATGCTATGGCGACCAGGACGGGTTGGGGCTGACCCTGCAGAACGGCGCCAAGTGGTACAGGATAGACAGCGTGTGGAGCGGCAGCGACGAAGCCGGCATCCTGTGGGCCTACCGTGGCGGTAGCAGCGCATACAGTTACAACCAACTGCACTGCAACGACAGCATGCCCAGGGCGATGCAGAACGGCCAGTGCGTGGCCGTGCCGATCATCACCAGCGGCAGAGTGTGGGTAGGTCAAGGGAACAACATTTACCACCAGTTGAAGGTGACGCTGAGCGTGCTTGCCGATGTGAGGTACAACCCCTTTGAGAGCGAGGCAAACGAGAACGAGGAGGGCAATTGGCAGCGCTTGAAAGACTGGGTGAACTTCGCCTACGTGCCCGTGATGCTCCGCCTGCGCGATGCCAACGGCAACGTGCTGTACCATTATGAGAACAACGGCGTGCAGGAGGGCAACGGCTGGGAACACACCGCGCAGAACAGCGGCTGGGTTGCAGGCGACGGCACGTGGGGCTGCATGTGGCTGTGCTACTATGACCAAGAAGACCGCAAGAGTGCGAGCGGCCTGGGCGGATGGAAAAAGAACCGCCCGATTATCGGCTACTACCGAGGCGGACTTCCCAAACGCTTCACCGCCATGGGCGAGGGTGAGTATATCAAACTGCCCCCGGTAGCCGGCTGGCTTGAACTGGAGGTCGGTCGCGGTCTCTATCAGTTTGACTACAAACGCGAGGAGAAAGACATCTACTCGCGTCTGCGGTGGCTGATGTATAAAGCCCCGACCATCGAGATTGTGAAAGCCGACGGCACTAAGACCGAGCAGAACGATGTGGAGGACAGCGCATGGCTGCTGCGTGCCGCTCAGGAAACCCTCGAGATAGACACCAGCGTGGGCACCACCGGCACCCGCCGCTTCCTGCCCAACTGCAAGGGTGTGCTGCTTGACAGCAATGCTTCGCCTGTGCGCACGCTGGGTCGTGCCGGAGTGAACGACCGCGTGGAGCGTCTGCTGATAGGTACCGCCTACAGCCAGTACGGGAGCCGTCACCAGACATTGGGCGGTAGCGTGCGTCTGCTGCATGAGATGAGAGCCTTGACCGATGCCACCAGCGCGGGCCGCTACATGGTGCTGAGCGAGGTTCAGACCCTTGTGGAAGACAAGAGCGAGGTGCTGCTGTGTGAGGTGAGCGAGGACAACTACGAGGGCATTGAGTGGGAAACCAACTAACAAGATAAGATTATGAGCAAGAAACAATATACAGTAACCACCGTTGAGCGCACCGCCCAGCCGAGAAGCAAACGCCGTCAGGGAGCGTCCGGTTCCGGCGGTGGCGGCAGTGTGACCGTTGGTGGCCAAAGTGAGAGCAGTGCAACAGAGAGTGCCGAACTTGCGGCCCAGGCACACAGCCATGCCAACAAACCCCTGCTCGACTCGCTGAGCGATGCCGACGGCTACCTGCTGCTGCGCCAGAAAGCCGAGGATGCTGATGACAGTGAGCAGGGCAAGGTCAAGGCCGGCTATGCCGACGAGGCCGGTGTGGCCGATGAGGCCAGGGCATTGAGCGAGGACAGCGACGCATGGGACAAATTCCTGCGCAAGGACGTGGAGGACACGGCGCAAGCCAGGCTGCACCTCACCGAAGGCATCGACAGCGGCGACTATGTGGGCGGCGGTACCGGCTTCGGTCTCACGAAAGATGCGGATGACAACTGGCTGCTTGAAGTTGACCAGTTGCACGTGCGCCAGAAGTTGAGTGCCGTGGAGCTCGAGATCCAGAAGATGAGCCATGTGGGCGGTGTGATTGTGGCCAGCGCCGCCTCGATGGTAGTGAGCCGCGTGGAGCCAGGCGAAGGCGTGCTTGTGGACGGCGTGAGCGTCGTTCCCTGGTACAAATGCTACTTCAACCGCGAGGACGCTGCCGGCAACCAGGTGGTGCGCACCTTTGAGGTGGGCGACCTGGCACGTTGCCAGACATTTCACTACCGTCAGAGCAAGAACACGCAGAACAAATACTACTGGCGCAAGGTGGTGGCGGTGGGTGACGACTGGGTCTCGTTGGGCAACCTGTCCGGCGAGTATGCCAGTGACAGCGACTGGCCCGAAGCCGGCGACCATGTGGTGCTGCTGGGCAACGTGAGTGACAGCAGCCGCCAGAATGCCATCGTGATAGCCGGTGCCGGAACCGGCAACCCCTACGTGCGCATATATACCGGCATCAACAGTTTCACGCTGCCCACCGCTGAGGCCCAGTTGAGTCCTCACGGTTCCTGGCTCACTGTGACCGACCGCAACGGCAACAGGGTGCGCCTTGATGAACTGGTGAGCAGCCTTGAGGGCATGGTTACCGCAGCCCAGGACCAGGCAGACCAGATGATAGAGATGTGGTTTGGTGACGTTGCTCCCACGTTGCAGAACGCGCCCGCCGTTGATTGGGTTGACGCTGAGACCAAGGCACTGCATGAAGGCGACCTCTACTACAACCGCGGCGCATTGTCGAGCGGAGGAGGTAGAGCATGGATGTGGCAGCAGGTGGAGAATGCCTGGTGCTGGAACGAGTTGACCGACCGCGACGTGCTTGCCTCGCTTGAGGCAGCCGCCCGCGCCCAGGACACCGCCGACGGCAAGCGCAGGGTGTTTGTGAGCCAGCCTCATGCCCCGTATGATGTGGGTGACTTGTGGGTGAATGCCACCTATCCCGCCATTGTTGACAGCGGAAATGGTGCCATGCAGGCGCAGTGGTATGACTCCGTCACCGACAAAGCCTATAGCGGTGGCGAGATATTCAACAACGACATTGTGCGTTGCAAGACAGCAAAGGCAAGCGGGGCGTCATTCAGCGTGTGGGACTGGGAACCGGTGCAGGAGATGACCACGAGCAAGATTACGCAGACCGCCAACAGCATCGCCCTTGAGGTTATCAATACTAACGTCCTTGCCGGCTTGCGCAAGATTGGCATCTACATCAACGGCGAGGATGATAAGATTCTTCTTAACGCTTCGACTACAGAGGTGAGTGATGACCTTGTCGTTAAGCGGCTCGAGACAAAGCCGGATACAAGCACCAACAGTGAGAACAAAGCCTGTGTTAGAATCGGAGGTAGCCTCATGGAGGTAGTAAATGAGTACGGCAATGTGAACATTCGTATAGGTGTGGATGAGAACGGTTACTCAGTCCTGCAGTTCTTGAACGAGAGCGGAGGTGTGATTTACGACCTTGGAGTGAACGGAATGAGTTGGAACAAACTGCAAGGCGCAAGATTTGAATCCCACTCCTTTGTGTTGCTGAGCGCAAATCCTGACGATGTGGTTCACTCAGCAACAGCCGGTACCTCATCTACTATATACCTGTACTACGCAAAGCGGATTAATGGCACCATTTTCGGTGATGGAGACATGACTGTGGAACTTGCAGAGGAAGCCAACGGCTTGTGGTTCACCAGCGGCTCGAATGCCGGAGTGATTGAAAACGGCGTACTCGTCAACAAAGTGACAGGACTCTACCGAAGCACAGATTCAAGGACAAAGGTTATAAGGAGCATCGCAAAATACGGAAGCATATCAGAGTTGCAAGATGACCTTGCGGCCTATTTTGGTATAACAGACTTCTCTGATTTTGACTTCACCCTTGAAGATAACGGCGAGCTGCTGGAATACCCAATCAGTTATCAGGAGTTTATCATGTTCAATGCAGGTGTACGCTCTTCAAGAGTGGACGTTTGGCAGAATCTTCCATCACCAGAGCATTAACCAATGGGCACAATAAAGAACATCAAGATAAGGCTGAGTGCAGACAACCGCAATAGTGGTGGCTCGGTGCGTGTGCGAGTGGTGGGCGGCAGTGCCGTGCAGGACGGTGCATACAGCAAGTACCTGCCCGAGGTCGTCGCCCATGCGCTGACGATGATTGGTCCCGTGACCGACGAGTGCTTCACCTATACTTTACCATTCAAATTATCATAGCGAAATGGCACAAAACGAGAATCAGAATATAGACCACTTGTATATCGCCGAAAAGCAGACCGGCGAGCGTGTGACCGCGACCGAGTGGAACTTGCTGCCGGAGAAGATCAACGAGATAGTTGACCGCCTTAACGGCATGCCCGAGGAGACCAAGCAGCAAATCAGCGCGGCATTGACCACCCTGAACAATGTGCGCCCGATGAGCACCGCCGAGTACCTGGCCCTGGGCTCATGGGACACGAGGGTGTGGTATGTGTGCATCGACGACGGTGAGATCCAGAGCCTGAACCTGGGTCTGTTTACTATTGCGAGCAGGGCGGGCACGCCGCTGATCAAAGGCTTCCCGCTGACTTTCCCAATCATCTTTTAACGACATTATAACCGCATTAAAACAACAGAGCAATGGCTATAAACATCACAGACCTGACCGGCAAGGTCGAGAACGAGGGCAAGACTCCTCAAGGACGAGTCGCCGCCGAAGAGTGGAACCGCATGATTGCCGCAATAATCGACAACCAGGGCGGTGTGAAGAGCGTGCGGCTAAACGGCAGCACCTTTGTGCCCGATGCCAACGGCATGATAGACCTGGTGGTGAGCGAGAGCAACTACCTGCTCAACCTCACGACCACGGTGGCGGGCAGTGCGCCCTACAGAATCGCGCTCGGCACCTCATTCGTGGTGTCGCTGGGCGTGAGCAACAAGTACCAGAACGGCGACGAGCAGATCAGCGTGACCACTCGCTGCACGGCGCGGCTGCTTGTCAATGACGTGGAGGTAGAGACCCTTGACGTGTATGACGGCAACACCTACAACATCGACGTGGGGCGTTACCTGAGTGAGGGCACCAACCGCTTTTATATTGAGGTTGACAACGGCTATGGCGTGCGGAAGCAGACGCTGGCCTACGAGGTGACCGCCGTGAACATAGGCGTGTCGCTGCCATACTGGGCGGATGCCGCCGTGATGAGCGGCGACTGGGCTGTGGATGTGCGCCTGAGCGGCTCGGTGACCGGCAACGTGCATGTGTCGATCGACGGCGAGGAGGTGGTCAGCGGCACGCAGAACGCAGGGTCGGTGAAGAGCTACACCATCACGACCGGCAAGAGCTACGGCATCCACCGTGTGGGCGTGTGGGCCGAGTATGCCGAAGATCCCGACATCCGCACAGATGTGATCGAGAAAGAATACATCTATCAGCCAGCAGGTGCAACCGGTGTGGTGATTGGCTGCGACCTGAAAACCGGCACGCGCCTTGCCATGTACAACACCTTGACGCTGGGCTACTGGATTGTGAACCCCGGTGCGAGTGGCGAGGTGGAGGTGAGCCTTTCAATCATAGGCGAAGGCAATGTCGTGCTTGCCGGCAGCGTGCAGACCGTGACGCTGGAGGACGGGCTGAGCAGCTTGCAGACCTGGAGCGTGGCTCTCTTCGGTGAGAGCATGCCCGGCGACCGCACCGTGCGCATCGAGTGTGGCGGCGTGCGTCGCAACATCGCTGTGACCATCGTTGCCGGCGAAGTCGTGCTGAGTGAGGTGGCCGGTGCCGATGTGGTGCTGCGCAGTTCCGGCAAGAGCAACAACGACCAGGACCGCGCCGTGTGGAACGGCGGCGGCGTGAGCGTGGACCTTAGCGCCCTCGACTTCACCGCCGGCGGAAGTGGCTGGGCTGCCGATAGTGACGGCAACGTCGCCCTGCACCTGAAGAAAGGCCAGTACCTGACCATTCCCGTGACCCCCTTCGACGAGAACCCCGCGATGGGTAACGGAAGCGACGTGGCCGGCACCCGCAGGGGCTTGACGGTGAGCATTGAGCTTGCGACGCGTAACTGTGTGCGTGCCGACGCCGTTGTTGCCGAGTGCATGTACAGCGGCATCGGCTTCCAGTTCAAGGCCAACGGCATGACATTTTCGAGTGACTCCGAGAGCCTGAGTTGTGACTATAAAGAAGATACCCGTGTGCGCATCGACATGGTGATAGAAGGGACGCAGACCGAATACACCTGGACCGATGACCAAGGCGCAGAGCAGCACAGTCTCGAGGCGCTGATGCTTGTATATATCGACGGCGTGTATCAAGGCATGCGTCTGATCACTCCCAGCACCTCATTCAAGCAGGGAGTGGCTCAGCCCATCACTGTGGGCAGTGCCGAGTGTGACGTTGACCTGTACTGCGTGCGCATGTACCGCAGCACCCTTGACCGCAGAGGCATCGTGCAGAACTATGCCTACGACACGCCCAAAGTGGCCGACAAGATAGCCATCGCCAAGCGCAATGACGTGCTCGACAGCAACCTCGAGGTGAGCTATCCCAAGCTGATCGCCGCCCGTCCCGAACTTCCAGTGCTTGTGCTGCAGGCCGAGGCCATGCCGACGAGCAAGACCGCCATCCCGCTGCAGACCAGCAACTACACCAACCCCCTGAATCCCGATGACTTTGAAGCCGGCAACGCCTCGTTCACGTCCAGCGGTGACACCTTCAAATGCCAAGGCACGAGTTCGATGAACTACCCGGTTCCATTCAGGAACCTCGACTTCAGTTTCAACAATGTTACCGTTGGTGGCGCGAGCCGTGCCGGTTGGCGCATGTATGCCGGCGAGCCGTTGAGTAAAGACTGGACCGCTAAGAAAGACTATGCCAGCAGCGAAATGGCCAATAACGCGATCATGTCGATGCTGTACAACAAGATGTGCGTTGCGCTGGGTGCAGACTTCGACACGCTGACCGAGGCTCAGCGGGTCCAATACCAGGTGCGCCAGCAGTTGAGCGACGTGACCTACCGCCAGAGCCTTATGGCCGTGCCGATATTCGTGTTCCGCTACTGGGACAACACCTATTACCCGATTGGGATGTTCAACCTGATCACAAGCAAGAACAACGAGAAGGTGCTGGGATTTGAGGGCGCATATACCTGGGAGCGCAGCGGTGCCCAGGCGTGGGAAATCCGCGACAACAACGTGATGTGGGACACCGTGTTCAACGCCATGAGCTGGGACAGCGAGCGAAATGCCGAGGTCAATGACATCTACAACTACTATGAGGCCCGCTACCCGAAGAGTATAAAAGAGAACGGCGCGAAGCGTGACTTTGGCCATGCTGAGAACGCGGGTCAGACCGAGACCGTTCAAGCCGAGACAGCCGGACTGCTGCGTCTTCACAACTGGCTGGTGAGCACCAACCAGAAACTCGCCACCGGCGGCTTGCTTGCCACCCCTTACACTGACAGCAAGGGTGTGACCTATGCCTACGACACAGCAGCCTACCGCCTTGCTAAGTTCATCAGCGAGGCCAGTGACTATATCAGTGTTGACCACTGGTGCGTGTATCTGATATGGATGCTTGTGAACCACATGATGGACAACGGGAGCAAGAACCTGGGCTTGTGCACCTATAACGGCAGCCTGTGGCGTCCGTTGGCGCGTGACACAGACAGTGGCCTGGGCATCGGCAACACGGGCCGCATCGAGTTCCCATTCTGGCTTGGTTTGTCAGATTACATTGTGAACGGTAGGTTCGTATATGACCAACCGAGCCAGCCTGCAGGCTCGAGCACCGTGTTCAACGGTCAGCGCGGCGCCATCTGGGTCAATCTCAAGGATGGCTTTGACGACCGCATTCAGGCGATTGCCAAGATGCTGTATGACAAGAGCAAGGAGAGCGGTTTCAGCGGCCCGGATTTATTAGCCTGGTTTGAGCAGCACCAGGGCGCATGGTGCGAGGCACTATATAACTACGGCATGAAGCAGTACCAAGGCGGCACCCCCTACAGCCGCTGGATCGAGAGTGGCCTTGGCGACAAGAAAAACCAGCGCCGCTACTGGTTGGGCAACTCGTTCAGGTACTGGGGCAGCCGCTGGGCGCTGGGCAGTGAGGGTCGCCGTATTACGTGGCGCACCTGGGGCTACGGTTGCGACCTGGTGATTAAGCCCTATATGCCGATGTGGGTGTGCCTGGGACTTGGCAACTACCAGTATAGTGACACAGTTCGCTACCGCTGCCTTGACCCCGAGCAGGGTGTGACAGTGGTCAATAGCGAGGTGCAGCATGGCATGGTCATAGAGCGCAACGACAATGTGACATATCTGTTTGACGGCGACCTGCTGACCGACATCGGCGACCTGTACAAATATGGCGACATCGGCGACATCGACCTTGGCGTTGCCGTGAAACTACGCTCGCTGCGACTGGGCAGCAACACCGACCGGCAGACGCGCCAGTGGGTGAACACCAAACTCACGGAACTCAATGTCACCAATGCCGTGAGCCTTGAGGTGATTGACTTGACCAACTGCGAGGGCTTGGGCAGCAAGAGCAACGGCGTGTTCACCCTTGACTTGAGCAAGCAGGAGCAACTGCGCGAGTTGTACTTGTGGGGAAGCGGTGTGACCGGTGTTACATTGCCCAAGACCACGACGTTGACCACGCTTGTGTTCGGCAGACACCTCAAGACCTTGCGCCTGATAGACTGTACCAGCGTCTCAACCCTGGAGATGGAGGGTTACGGCTCACTGGAGAGCATCATCGTGCAGAACACCCCGATTGTTGACACCCTCGCGGTCGTGCGTGGTGTGCATGCCAGCGCACCCGGTCAGTTGCGCGAGGTGAGGATTGACAACGTGAACTGGCGACTGAATGGTTCGGATGGCCTCGGTCTGCTTGACGCGCTCGTTGCCCTCGGGAGCAACTGCCGCCTGAGCGGCACCATCACCCTGACTGGTGCCAGTGTGAGCTTTGAGCGCAAGCGCAGATGGGTAGAGACGTGGGGTGACGTTGACCACGGCAGTCAGGGACTGACCATCGTATATAACCGCCAGACCGTCGAGAATGTGGCCATCACCACCAGCAAGTATATGCCCACGGTGGGCGATTACCCGCTTGAGATTACCAGCGAGGGCAACAACTTCACCGCCATCACGTGGAGCATGCCGAGCAATGAGTGGGCCAGCGTGAATGCCCAGACCGGAGTAGTGACCGTGAATCGCGTGGGCACAGAAGCCAACCCGCCCATTGCCCTGGTGACCGTCACCTTGACGCTGCATGACGGCAGCACAGTTACAGCCAGCAAAGAGTTGCATTTCCATGAGCACAGTTGCAAAGAGGGTGACCTGGTGTATGCCGATGGCTCGTTCAGTGACGAATATCTGCCAGGCAAGACCGTTGTGGGCGTGTGCATGTATATCAACCCCGATGATCCTACCGACCGCCTGGCTTATGGCCTTGCAAACCTTGTCAGTGACCAGTGGGGCCTTCATCCCGACAGGGTGAGTGGCGTGACGCTGGACAGTGGCGAGGACTATAACTGCTATGATGTGCCAGCCATCAGCAATATCACCGCCAACGGTACGAACACCATCAACGACGCCAACTACCGCGATGAGGCCGCCGGCGATGCCCAGGGCTTCAAAATATTCTCGCGCACGACAGCCGTGGGCGACATGGGCATGGTGCAGTTGGAAGAGAACCTCGGCCCCTATAAGGCCGGCGACTTCATCCATGTGGGTCAGTTCAAGACGTTGCACATCATCCGCCACAGGAACAAGATACTGAACGGCGTAACCCTTGACGGCTATGACCTGACTGCTCCGATTGAAGCCAACGCGATGCAGAGCGAGACCGAGGTGCTGCAGACACGCATTGACGCGATAGTGGCCGCCAAGGGCAACAATTACCGCGAGTTTTATTTCCCAGCAGCGAGTCGCTGCTATGCGTATGAGCCCAAGGTGAAGGCCGGCGAGGTGTTGAGTGACAAGTTCAAGGCTCACCGCTGGTGGCTGCCGAGTGCTGGAGAGCTGGCTCGCATGGTGTGGTGGCACCTGCAGGGCTATGATACAGCCAACGAAAAGGCCATATTTGCCAAGGCATTTGCTCTTGGCTTGTGGGTGAAGCCGACCGACTGGCAGTGGTCAACCACCGAATACAGTGCTTCCTACGCGTACAACATTAATGCAGGGAGCGGCGCCGTCTTCAGCAACGGCAGTAAGAACTATTCCAACGGTGTGCGAGCGGTGGTCGCGTTTTAAGATTGGAGGCTTGGGGCTTCGACGCCCCAAGCCGGTGACCGCAACGAGGAGCGACAACGAAAGCGCGGCGCAAGCCGCGCACCCGACAAAAAAGACGGGCGTGATGGTAGTCACACCCGTCTTTTTAATGGCGTTATAATGTCATTCAAATTGTGCGATTGGCGACCATTTCGTTTTTTGGAAATGCCCCGACCACCGACCGTTTCGTTTTAGAGGCCGCGCACGATTCGTTTTGCGGATTATACTTCACAGTACATTGCGTTTTTCTTTTATGATTCCCTAAATACCGACTTTTTGTTCCTTGCCGGGGCTTGGCGGCGGTGGGTCGCCCCCCCCCGTGCTACACGTCGATAGTTGCTGCACTGGTGTAGCCGGCCACTGGGCCGTGACTGCTGTAGGCCAGCTGGTTGCAATGCATGGTGGTGCCGCCCACACGTGTGCCCTCGCCGGCGTTGTAGTGGGTGTGCCCGTATATCCAGTGGTCGATGTGGTGCTGCTCGATGTAGCGGGTCATGTCGACAACAAAGGCATCGCTCAGGCCGTTGGGCTTGTAGCGCGGGTCCTCGAGCAGCATGGGGCAGTGGTGGGTCACCACCACCTTGCAGCGGGCGGTAGAGCGGCGCAGTGCCTCGTCGAGCCAGCGGGTGCAGTGCTCGTGCAGCAGGCCGTAGTCGCCTGCCTCGAGCGGCCGGCCGCCGCAGTCGATGTGCCGGCAGTCGCTCATGCCCTCTTGCACCAGAGCGGCATTTTGGGGCGCTATTCTGGTCCACATGGTGGTGAGCAACACCTGCACATCGCCCAGCATCACGCTGTGGTTGTTGCAGTAGTGCACGTTGGGTCGCAGAGCCAGGTCGTAGTCGCCCTGAAGGGTCGACAGCACGTCGCAGCCGCCGTAGTACTCATGGTTGCCGGGCACGATGAGCGTGAGGCGGTAGTTGCGGCTGCACCAGTCGATAAAGGGAGGCACCTGGGCGCTCTCGCCGGCTGGCAGGTGCATGATGTCGCCTGCCAGCAGCAGCACCTCGCCCGCCACGGCAGGCATGTGGCCGGCGAGCCACTGCGAGACGGGGCAGTTCTCCAGGTGGAGGTCGCTGGCATATTGCAGCTTCAT